ATTACAAAATATTTAAATAGGATTGCGTATAAATTTCCTAAAGGATATCCTGACATGAATAATGATCAGGATGTTTTGTTGTTGGAGACATTGTTGAGTGAAGTTATAGGGGAAAAATTTAGTTTAGAAGAAGGAACTAAAGTTCAAAATCACAAAAATGCTAAGGAAAAGATTTTAAATTCCCCTAAGGGTAAAAAGTCTGGTTTAGTAGATATGGCTGATCCCTATAGAATAGGTAATAGAAATAAAATTTCACAAGATGAATTTATAGAAATCATTAAATCTATATACCCAGAAACTGAAATAGAAATATTAAATAAAGGAGTAGGAGATAATAAAAGTGGTCAATTTAAACTATTTAAATTTGAAACCGAAGATGGTAATGTAGCTCTTTATTTAGCAGGTGGGGGTAATGAAGGTGAAAAATATGAACAAAATTTTATTAAAAATGCCCAAATAGGAGCAGGTCAACCTAATAATACTTTACCAAAAAATCTTCAAACATTATATAAAGAATTAGGAATAGATAGTACTAAATTACTTTCTAAAAATATTTCATTTGAAGGAGCTACAAATACTAAACGTGATTTAAATTTTGAGGGTCCTAAAAAAATAGGCGAAATAGTATCGGATATGACTATTATTTATGGTGATAAAACATATTATATTTCACTTAAAAATACAAAAGGATCTGGTGTTTTAAGTGGAAAAAATGTTCCTTTTATTGTAGGTAAACCTAATAATAATGAACCACAAACTGTAATATATGATTCCTCTAAAAGAAATGATATACCTAACATAAGTGCCCTATATGATATGTTTGGGATAGACCCTGAAAAAGTAGCCCAAGGTCTAACAAATTACATATCAGGAGAAGGAATAGAAGATAGTTGGTCTAATGTAGATATTGAAGAAGAAAATTTTCAAAAATTATTAGCTTCTTCATTTGGGTATGGTTATTGGTATGTAAAAGAAATTGCGGGGGATGATGTTAAAGTAATAAATCTTGAAAATGAAGAAGCAGCATTAAATGCAGCCGGAGAAATAATATCTGCCCAAATTAAATATGCTGGGCCTTCAACTAAAATTACAGCCGTAAAAATAAAAACCAAAAGTCCCTTATTCGGACCCTCAGAATATTTAGTAGCATCAAGAAATACTCAAGGTGGCATTGTTCCTTTAGCTTTAAGAATATCAAAAACAAAGTAATATTTACAATAAAATAAAACAATATGTGCGACTGCGGATGTAATACTTGCGAAACAAAATCAACGTTAATGCTCAACGAAAGTTTAGCTCCACGTGGTATACTGTCTGAGGGGCTTAAGCATCATTTAGACGCTAATAAACCGCTAACAGAACATTTATATCGTGCTGGTTCGACATCATATTTTAACCTATGGGCTGAAGCTCGCTCTTTATACTCTCGTGAAATATTAGAAATAACTCATGAAGACGATTTAGCTGTTTTAACTGAAACAGATTTAGGCCATTATGGTATGTTTGAAGGTAGGAAAGTGCCTTTAGATTTTCCTATGGAAATAACTGAAGAAGAAGGTGTCCCCCATTTCACTAAAGATGGTAAAGAATGGAAAGGTAAATTACATAAAATGCCCGACGGTTCACTAATGTCAGGTAACCCCCATGATAAAGATGGAAGCGGTCCTAATGGTGAAAGTGAAAAACTATACCATAAAGAAGACTTAAACGAAGCTAAAAAAAAAGCTAAAAAAAATACTAAAAAATTAAATAAACCAATGCGTGACTCATCTGGAGGTAAAGCATATAAGGTTTATGTTAAAGATCCCAAAACCGGAAATATCAAAACAGTACGTTTCGGTTCAGGTGGTTTAAGAGCTAAAATTAACGATAAAAAAGCACGTAACGCATTCGCAGCGAGACATAAATGCTCAACTAAAAAGGATAAAACAAAGGCAGGATACTGGAGTTGTCGACTTCCTCGTTATAGCAAGCTTTTAGGTTTAAAATCGAACTTCAGTGGATTCTGGTAAACCATATACTGACGTAGAAATCACAGATGAATATATTATTCGTGAATTTGACGAAAATATAGATCCAATTGAAATGCTTTGGCATAGAGATTTAGAGGATCGTACTATAGAAGCTATTGGAGAAACTGATTGGCAAATCCAATTAGATAATTGCTTACCTACCTCACTTCAAGAGCGTATATTTATACCTAGACATAAATGGCATAGAGCTATTAAAGGAAAAGGAAAATTAAAACTAAAGATATATAAATAAAAAACATACAGCTCGATTCATAGCCGAGCGATTATATAAAAAAATGAGATCTGTGGCCTCTTCAAATTTGGAGAGGCTACTTTTTGTTCGTATATTCACGTATTAAAAATAAATGTAAATGGTAGAAAAATTAGTAATTGTAGGTGCAGGTGTAGCAGGTGTTAATGCTGCTACTAAATTAGTAGATAATGGCTTTCCTGGTAAAAATATTACTATTATTGATATGGGTAAAGATCCATATAATAGAAAATACTCTGAAGTAATGGAAGGCTTTTTAGGAGCTGGAGGTTGGAGTGATGGTAAATTAACTTATCACACATCAATTGGAGGTCATATGGCTAAGTATTGTGGTGAAGATAAGGCAATGGAGCTATTTGATGAGGTAATCAATAATTTTAAACGTTTTCATCCTAAACCAGAGGAAGTACAATGTTCAGATCCTCAAGCAGAACCAGATTTTATCAAACCATATTTTGGGTTAAGATTATTCCCAGTATGGCATGTTGGTACAGATTATTTACATGAAATTGGTAAAAATTGGTATGATTTCTTAGTTAATAGTGGGGTTAAATTTAAATGGCAGGAAAAAGTAACATCTATTGATTTTAAAAAACAGTGGTGTCGGTATAAAAATGTAGAAGATAAATTTACAAGGGGAATTGGATACGATCGCTTAATGTTTGCTGTAGGTAAATCAGGTATTGATTTTGGTAAGCAATTGGCAGACGATTATAGCTTCCCTACTGAACCAAAACCAGTACAAATTGGAGTCCGTTTCGAAGCACCACAAAAACACTTCCAAAAACTAATTGATATATCTTATGACTTTAAATTATATAGAAAATTCGAGGAAGGAGTATCGCTTCGTTCATTCTGTACTAATAACAATGCAGCCTATGTTGCTGTTGAAGAAACATATGGTAATCACAGTTACAATGGACATGCTAAAAAGGATGAAGCGTTTAGGAATAATATGACCAATTTTGGCATACTAATGGAAATACCAGGCATTGAAGAACCATTTGCTTGGTCTAGAGAATTAGTATCTAAAGTAAATAAAGAAGGTACAGGTTTATATTATAGTCCAACTCGTAAACCATCAACAACATCAGAAGGTGAAACAGTAAGTGCTGTTACAATTGGTGAAATGGATGAAGTAAGAGAAGCATTTCAAGGTTACTATAAATACATTGATGACTTCATTGATGATATGAAAAAAGTATTCCCAACATTAGGTGATGATTATGGGGTATATATCCCCGAGGTCAAATATCTTAATGAAGAGGTTAAGGTTAATTTTAATGATTTATCATTAGTGGGTTATCCTAACGTTCACTTTGCAGGTGATTCATTAAGTGCTCGCGGGATATCGGTAAGTGGTGCCCAAGGTATTTATGTTGTTGAAAGTATGCTTGAAATATTTAAAGAAGAAAAATATAGCAATCACGGGGATGCAATAAGCTGGTAAATTAATAATACTTGGAGAATTAAAAAAGAATTAGTATATTGATGGATATTATAAATTGATAGAATATGAGTAAGAAATTTGGACAAACTCGAAGGTTAATAAAAACAGATGGCACAGTAGCCTATGTTTGGGAAGGAAAATTACATAGTTGGGAAGGACCTGCTTTAATACCTGAAGGTGATAATAAACAGAGAGAATATTACATTCATGGGATTCAGTATAGTCAAGAAGAATGGGATGAGTTAAAAAAAGATAGACAAGGAATTCCATTTTATAAAAATCAATCTATGAAAAATAAACTTTCAGATTATAGAAATTAATTATGCGTATAGGATTTACAGGAACTCAATCGTGTGGGAAAACCACTTTGGTTAATGCTTTAGCTAAATTACCGGAATTTAAAGATTATGTTACTAGAACAGAGCGTTCTAAAGAATTAATGGCAATGGGTATTCCATTAAATACAGATAGTACTGTAAAAGGTCAAACTGTATTTTTAGCAGAACGTGCAAGTGAACTAATTCAAGAAAACATTATTACAGATCGTACCATTATTGATGTAATGGCTTTTGCNAGATGTTCAGATTCTATGTATTTTTTTGAAGCNGATGATTTTTGTAATTTTGCTTCTTANATGTTAAAAGATTATGATTACATATTTTATGTTTCACCTGAAGGAGTTGAGATAGAGGATAACTCAGTACGTGAAACAAATAAAGAATATAGACAAATAATCGATGATGAGATTAATGTATTATTAGATAAATACAACCATAAAATTAAAAATCTCCACTATATTAAGGGTAGTACTCAAGAACGAATAAAACTAATTAAAGAAACAATCTTTTCATAATATTTATAAGTAAATTCAATATCCTATGAAAGATTATTATTCTATTTTACAATCTTTTTTTATTAAAACTAAAAATCAAAAAAGACTAAACCAATTAGAAAAAATTAAGGATAACAAAACTGAACTTATTAAACTATTTAATATGGTTAAACCTGAATCCTTAGACCATAGCATTAATAAAATTAAAAATACTATGAAATTATCTGAATTTAAATCTTACATCCAAGAAGAAATAGTGGGTGTTCTTCGAGAAGCAACAATAGAAACTTCACCTGAAGATTTAGCAAAAGTTAAATCCTCGGCAGATGATGATGATGTTATCAAAGTAACTGAAAATTTAAATCCTGAAGTCGTAAAAGCAGTAGATCGCTTTATTAAAGGAATGGCTAAAAGATATGATTATCCAGAACAAGATGCTGTATTTGCTATCCAAGCAGCTCTAAAACAAAGAGAATTTGATAGACCTGCTGATATTCCTGGTTTTGAAGGTACAATGGATACTTTAGATAGTCTTACTATTAAAGAAGAAGATGATACTTATGATTTTGATGAAAAAGAACCATCTAAATCTGATGTAAAAAAAGACTCTATAGCAACCACAGCTAATAAACTTCAAAAATTAGTATTTAAAATGAAAGAATTAGCTAAAGAATATTCTAAAGCTGAAGGTGCTAAAAAAGAAAAAATTAAAGATCAATTAAAGGATATGACTAAAGAAAAAAAACAACTTGAAAAAGCTCTTTAATAATATTCAATTAGTTATAATTGTAGTTTTAGTTATTATAATTATACTACAGCAACAATGTTCTGGTCCTGCTGCAGGTTTAAACCTATTTAATAAAAACCTTCCCCACACACCCGCAATCGAGGGTTCGGTTATTACTAAAATAGAAACAAAATGGGATACTGTAAAGATTGATAGTTTAATTTATATTCCAAAGTGGAAAACTCGTATAGTTACAGAACATGATACTATACCTGCAGATATTGACACATTATCAATTCTAAAAGATTATTACTCAAAGTATTTCTACACAGATACATTAGATTTAGATTCATTGGGTAATATAGTAATTAATGACACTATATCAAAAAATCAAATAATATTCAGAGAAATTAATCCAAACATTTATATTCCAACCACAACCATAGAACGTGATTCATTAATTTCTAAAAATGAATTTTATTATGGATTTGGACTAGCCGGCAATAAAATACAATTTAGTTATATTGGAGGTGAATTACTTTGGAGAAGTAAAAGGAAAAAAGTAATAGGATTAGGAGTTGGAATTAACCAAAATTTACAACCTGTTTTAACAGGTCGTTTGTTTTGGAAAATTGGAAGATAATGCCCCAAGATATAAAACAAATAATTCGCCAAGAATATATTAAGTGTTGCCAAGATCCGGTACACTTTATGAAAAAATACTGTTTTATTCAACACCCTCAAAGAGGTAGAATCCAATTTAATTTATTCCCATTCCAAGAAAAAGTATTAAAATTATTTGAAGATAACCCTTATACCATTACACTTAAATCCCGCCAATTAGGTCTTTCAACTTTATCTGCTGGTTATGCTTTATGGTTAATGCTTTTCCATGAAGATAGAAACGTATTAACTTTAGCTACTACCCAAGCAACCGCCCGAAATTTAGTTTCTAAAGTACAATTTATGTACGAAAATTTACCTTCATGGTTAAAAATAGAAGATGTAGAAAATAATAAATTATCTTTAAAGTTAAAAAATGGTTCTAAAATTCAAGCAAAATCCTCAAGTACAGATGCCGCAAGATCCGAAGCTGTATCTTTATTGTTAATTGATGAAGCAGCTTTTATTGATAATATTGCTGAAACTTGGGCCGCAGCCCAACAAACTTTAGCTACGGGGGGTGGTGCTATTATTTTATCAACCCCTAATGGAACCGGAAATTGGTTCCACCAAATGTGGGTTAAAGCAGAAGCTCAGGAAAATGATTTTTTACCTGTTCGTTTACCTTGGGATGTACATCCTGAAAGAGATGAAGAATGGAGAAAGCGCCAGGATGAATTATTAGGTGACCCTAGATTAGCAGCCCAAGAATGTGATTGTGATTTTAGCACTTCAGGTGATACTGTTTTTTATAGTGAGTATATAGAATTTTACGAACAAACCTATTTAAAAGACCCACTTGAAAGAAGA